CGGCTGCGGTAAAGCTTTGGCCTGTTTCTGTGTAATCTGATGAGCCTATCCGCAGCAGAGGCTTAACGAGCATACCCGGATCAACAATAAATTGTCCACCATACCCAAGAACTACTGACTCAACCGCATATCCTGGGTAGTTTTCTGTTGGGATGTCAAAAAAGTTGAATGTCCGCTTTTCACCTGGAGATATGGCAGTTATGCCTTGAGCGTCCCAAATAGAGTCCCAAAGATACCAACCCTGAATGTTGCCTACGGCCCCAACCCAACCATTGTAGAATCCATCAGTTAAGGCCATATCTACCTCCCACGTTAGGCCACGGGTATCCAAGTCGTCTACAGTTATAAAGCCCCAAATATCAGGGTACGATGCAGAGGTATAAGTACAACCAATACTAAACTTGGTGATTGTGGTGTCTGTTGCACGAAGAGTGTCAATAAGCCCAGTATCATGGACTAATACACCGTCCTTCCAGAGTTTAAAGAAGCCAACGGTAGCATCTAGTTTGAAGTTGACATCCCACTTAGGCCAACCAGAAAAGGCAGATACCATATCTGTATCAAGGAGTCCAAGATTATCCCAAGTGGACCCATTGAAGATTTCAATTCTTTGAGTTGACGCAGCAGCAGTAGATGTCTCTACAGTAACGAGACGAAATAGGTCTTGAGTAGGACCAGAGAGTGTCAGGTAAGCACGATCGGCAGATTGTCGGACACTGTTTTCATAGTTAAAAGACATCCAAAATTCTGTATATGCAGGTGTGGAGATATCGAATTCAATTTGTCCACCAATGGCATCGTATCTCAGAACATGTTGTATCAGAAGGCCACTGCCAATAAATGAACCGCCAGCGGCATCAAAAGAAACAGAGACTCCCGTATTACTGCTGGCCTGAGCAGGAATGTCTGTGAATATATAGTCTATAGCCATGTTGTAAGTTCCTTTATTTTATGGAGCGCGAAGCAGCACATAGCGTGCTATTGATTTTACTATTGTTGTGTCATGATCGGCTCTGAGAAGAGCATACCGGGCTATTGATCTTACTATTGTTGTGTCAGGATCGGCTTTGAGAAGCGCATACCGGGCTATTGATTTTACAATTACAGCCCCAGTATTCCCAGCTGCTAATATAGCAGACGCAGATACCGAGCTAAGTAATAGACTAATCATGCTAGTGCACCAATTAAACCATAAACATCGCCCCCTTTGGGGACCAGAGTGACTGAACCAAATTCGCCTGCGATGGATAGGTTTCCTGCGAGTGCTTGGATAGTGACCCCGGCTCCAGCTGCGAATGTCACAGCGCCTACACCAGTCTGCTGGAATGTTACGGGTTCAGTTCCTGTAAGGCTGGGTGGAACTGTTATAATAGCTGCCGCACTTACATCATAAAATACATTACCCACAAGATCAGCATTTGTGATAGATGCGTCAGTAGTGATTGTAGTCCCCACGTAGATTTTATCACTATTTACCCACTCTGTGCCGTTTAAGGTGGCATTAGTTGCAAGAATCTGTCCGGCAGTGCCGTACCCAACAGGAGTATCAGTTAGTGCAGTAAGAACAGTTACGCCTGATTCAGCAACCCAGTCATAGTCTGAGCCAGTCCACGACAGAATCTCGCCCGCCCCTGCCGCGCCAGTATTTAGGTGTGCGTCTACGTCAGTCTGCACGATACCCTCGACTGCCTGAGCAACGATCGCAGCGATTTCTTCTGAGAGCGCCTCAGACGCAAGATAGGCATCTCGAAGGTAGTTAACGTGCGATAGAGAAGTTGCGTTCTCGTTATGAGTGAATAGGCCTCCTTTAGAGGCCGACGTTGTGTATCCTGCTGCCATGATGGCCTCCTATTAAATCAGGCCACGCCCGTTGAAGTTCATTTGAATTGTACCACCAGTTGCGTTACGACGAACATCTTCATCATTGAGCTGTGAGATTTCTTCTACGAACCGTTCTTTGTACTTCTGCGCTTGGTCGTCTTCTTGAAGATAAGCGAAGGCCTCTGCGAGACCACCATAGATTAGAAGCTTTTCATTCTCGTTGAGAAGCCAATGATTTGGGATTTTCCCGATGAACTTTATAACGCCTGTAGCAGGATCAACTGCGGTCAACAAGGTATCGACTGCTGTGTTTCCAACTGCGAACACAGTATCAGTAAGCGGTGGGTTCTCGATAACGGGATCTCCGTTGTTATCTAGAATCTGAAGAAATCCCTCACCGAATGCTGCTGCTCCTGCTTGAGTCTCTGCTAGTTCAATGAACGAACTTGAAGCATCGAAGTTAGCAGCCTCTACTGTGTATAGAGCGTCTAACGCTGCAAGACGGCGATAGTAATAAAGCTCAACATACGTCTCTGAACTACTAAATTCACCGGCTATCGTTCCCACTTGAGTTGTGATATAGATGCGGTTTCCTTTGCGTGTCCATCCATTATAAGCGTTGACTCGCTCGGACTCCGGATTGAAGAATGTACGTACATCTACTTTCGAATCGAGGACACGGACAGTCTTACCTTCAGAGTTTGTTGTGCGTATTTTGATTACTTCAATCAAATCAGCAGGCACACCGAAAGATGTAACTGTAAGCCCACCGATCGAGGGTTCTGGAACAAGTTCACCGAGTCCGGTGAAAAGAGCGGTGCACTCTAGGGGTGGAACACGTAATGTGCGATAGGCATCATCGGCGGCCCATCGTATACAGTCTTGTACGATAGTATCACTGATAACGTCCGTATCGCGGTTCAACCAATCCCGAACGCGAATAACTAGTTCGCTAAATGTGTCAGCCATTATATGACCTCCTTAGGTTGACAGGAGGTAAGGATATTCCTGTCGAATGATTATCATGAACTTTGCAAGACTATCCTTATCATGCATGAACGTCGGGGAGTGGAGATCTAGGCCCCACTTGTCTTTAATATCTATAGCTACGATATCAGGAACTGTTGCGAACTTCTTCATACTGTTTGGTCCAGTCTTTTGAAGTTCTCTGTCTATCTTTGCCTGTTCAATGAAAGGCGTAACATCTTGAGACACACTCCATGTATGCTCTCCGCCAACTGTTCCTGATTCGTACTCGAAAGTCCCTGTCATAGACGTGCGCTTGTCTTGACTAGGTTTAACTCTCCACTTTGCCATGTCCTCTTCTCCTTATATTATACTGTGTGCTTTACAAAGCGACCAGTCTTGCTCACGTGTCCTAGCTGTGCTGCTGATACAACAACGTTTGTTGCTCCTACAGTCCAGTAAACGTCTGCGATGGAATATCCACCCGCAGCATTTGCAGCTACCGTCCAAACACATGATTCAGCCGGTATAGTGTATACGTCGGTAACTAGGTTTGTTGTCACACCAAAGTGGTCCGCTGGTAGTGTTCCTTGAATTACATACATCATTCTTTCTCCTAACAATGTGAAATAAAATAGGGGAGAAGGAGAAAACTCTCCCTCTCCCCAGAGGTCTATTTAGACCAAGTTATAGATAGCGCCACAGCCTTTAGGGTTCTTAACCTCAAGTGTGCACTCTTCTACGAACATACCGGCAGTAGAGTCACCCTTCTGGCCGACTTCAACTTCCTGCATAGGACGCAAGGTAGCAACTGCAAACCACATTGGATCATAGATCAATGCGGAGGAGTTACCCCAGTTAGCTGCGTTACCAGCACCACCGCCGAACGCGCCAACAGCTGGTGCGTTAAGACCCATGATGTAGTTAGGAACAACCATCAGTTCACCGAAGTCAGACATGTAGATGTCTACGGACTGACGAAGCTTACCGTCTGCGTCGATGTTACGACGGACGTTAGTCTCAGTCTGCATCAAGTCAGAGAAGTCACGACGAAGCTTTGGAGACAGCATGATCTTAGATGCCTTGCCGCCTTCTTCGTAGATACCCTGCATGACTGCGTCAACGTCAGACAAAGCCAACGCGCCACGATCTTCTTCGTTAGCAAGTGTGATAACGCCTGTACCGTCGGACGAACCAGCGGAAACAGAACCACCTGTACCTGCGAAGGAAGCAGTAGAGCTATCGTTGATGAAAGCCTGATAGCCACCCATAGTACGGGCGTTAGGGTTACCGGAAGTACCGGCTGCGTTAGAAACGTTGCCTGTGTTCACGATATCATGCTCGATGTCACGGCGCATTTCTGTGCCACGCTTCTTGAGCTGATAAGCGTACTCATCTGCAACACCAGCTTGGTCAACCGCACGGCGTGTACCACTTACAGCAATTGTCTTACCGTTGATTTGTGTGTAGTTGCCGAGACGTGTACGAGTAGCACCACCAACAGCAAATACAGAACCAACAGTCGGAGTAGCCGCCGGGGATACATCTGCAAGACCGCTACCATCAGGAGCAATATAGTCCTGACCTTCACCGATCCGGGAGTCACCTGGTGTGTTCAGCTCGTCAGTCTGCCATTCATGGTAGATTGCTTTAGCTTTTGTTTTGCCAATCGAAGACAAGAACGGAGTCTCGTCACGAGTGATCATTGTAATGAAGTTCGCAAGGTCTTCACGCTGAGAAACGTTAGCACCAGTTCCGCGAATCGGGCCGCCTGGACCGGCTGTACCGCGTCCACCAATTGTAGTTGTCATAGTAAAATACTCCTAGAGTTTTATCGTTGATTTAGAGATTTGCTTGCAAAATCACGCAAGAATGCCATTTGATCTTCGTCGCTCGAGTTCTCTCGGAACGCGCGAGCTTTACGCATATCTTCAGCATTCTGCTTTTTGTTGGCAGGTGTCTTAGACTTCTTAACAGGGATTGCCTTCTTTGCTGGGGCCGCTTTACGTTTTGCTGTTCCCTTGTTAACGCCTTGTTTCAGGCGACGATAATCATCAATGAACTTGACGACCATAGGATCGACTACAGAGCTGAGGAGGCCTTCCTCAATCCCTTCTTCGATAGCAAAGTCCCGAATAGACATAGCGACTTCGTCACTAAAATCCGGAATCAGAGATGGGATAGTCTCGGAGAATGAAGCGAGCTGTTGCTGTAATAGCATATCAGCATCTTCTTTCTTCTTGGACTCCCACTTCTCTTGCATACCCTCACGGTTACGTCGCGCTTCCCAGTACTCTGATTGAGTCTGCTCACGCTTGTCTTTTAGGTCATTGATTTCATACGTGTTACCATCTTGCCGAGCCTTCTTAATTTGGGCTTCGATCTCGTGGAATTCTTTTGCTTTAACCTGCTCAGCACCCATGAGAACAGCGTTTGAAAGTTCAGAAGCTTTATCAAGCTCCTGCATACGTTCACTGCGTTCTTCTTCTAGTGCCTTACGTGCTTCGCCTAGTTCGCGACCTTGCTTTGAGAGGTGTGCATCAGTCTGGAATCCTTTTAACAGATCCCCGAAAGACACGGCACGTTCTTCACCGTCAATTTTGACCATGACCTTCGCGTCCAGATCGAGATCTTCGGAGGTAAAAACTGTATCGTCTTGGGTAGCGGACTCATCGTCGGCATCCTCATCTACGTCTTCATCTTCGTCAAACTCGCTCTCCTCTTCACTAACGTCTTCATCTGCATCGTCGTCTTCATATGCAGAGTCATCCGGAACCTCAACAAATTCGTCCTCATCTGGTAGCGGCACATCGTTCGGACCCTTTAGAAATTCGGATCCACGAAGTACGGCATCAAGGAGTGATTGTTCCGTCGGTTCAGCTGCGGGCATATCATCCATTGCGGGTAGAGTACCTGTTGCTTTTGTTGTCATCTAATTATCCCTCCACACTCTTTTTAACTTGCTTTGGAACTACCACGGGCTCAACATGTTTGGTGAGCATTTCGGTGTAGCGATCTGCAAGCTCGTAAAGAGCATGAATAGAATGTACGTTAACTTTCGCCTTACCAGCAGAGCGCATAGCATCATACTCGAGTAAGTTGATCATCTGCTCTACGTTCTTCAGTAGAGTAGTGTAGTTAATAATTTGATTAGCCATTGTCCTCGGTTCCTTCCATGTAAGGTAGATTTCGTCCGTACATCTCGTACTGGATCATTTTTGCTTTAACATCGCCTAGCGCTAACGCTGAGTTATAGATAAACTCTCGCGTCTTAGCTTCATGTGGGTCTGTCTTAAGCCACTGAATGAAGTACTGCACGAGGATATCCCCGTAAGCACTTTCAAAAAACATCTCACGTTCGCGACTAGAGAAGGCTGCGTTTACTAGCGCTTCTTTAGCCGCGGCGTCGGGATGCATCTTTTTGGGATCGAGCCTCTTCTCGGCCGACTTCCGATACTTATCCATTTAGTTTCCTTACTGATATGGTTGCATCATAAGGTCCTGTTGTCCAGGTCCCTCAGGTTGCTGTTCAGCCATTTCTGGCGTTTGTTGTTGCTCGTTTGCTGCACTCATAAGAGACTTAGCAAGCTGTACAAGCTCTTCGATGCTTGGCTTCACAGGTGGTTGAATACCTTCCTTTGCTGCCTTGATCGCAAGATCTGCCCATTCCTGGTGATGCTTGTCTAACATGATGGCAAGAGAACGCGCGTTGTCTTCAGATGTGTTCCGCGTCTGCGACGAGGTGAACTCAACATTAGCTTCTGCTAGGTTGATGTCTGCATTAACTTTACGCATCTCGAGCTCTTGAGCCATCATAGCTTTCTGAGATTGCTCATCAACGTTCTTAGCTGCCTTCTCTTTGAACTCGTCTGCAGTATAGTCTTCTAGGAAGTCATTACTGTCAAGACCCATAGCTTCAATGAGTTTGGTTGCTAACACGGCTGGGGCTTCTGGTTTGATAACCATGCCTGCGCCTTGTTCATTAAGAGATGGGAGGATCTGAGAACCGACCTGTCCGTACTTTGCGATCAGGTTAGAGTTACTATTCTCACCTAAGTCCAGGAAGATCTCGCAGTCCATATCGCGTGGGAGCTTTCTAACATCTACATCTCGGAAGGTTGAACCGTCTAGATACTTGATGTTACTTTGAAGATGCTCACGCATGGTGCTGTAGATACCTCGGACAAGACGCTTGAGTCCTGTCTCAGCAAACCGACGAGCGATATGTTGGATACGTTGCTGCGATGCAGACTGTACCTGAGACAACTTAGCTTGACTGTTACCAGAGACAAATAACTCATCTTGTAGACCCTGAGCTGCTTTGCTCATGCCTGTCGCTTGCTCTTTGATAACCTGCATATGCTGAAGCAAGGGAACTGTACCTGAGCTGATAGCTTCAGGAGGTAGTTGTGCAACTGCGTTGTTAGGGTTCCCGTTAGTCGGAATGATCTGCTTTGGCTTCATATTCTGAAGAGCAGAGAAATCAACTACATTAGGGTCAGCAAGCTTAGGAGAGTAGTTAGTGAGATAAGTGTTCTCAATGAAACCACGAAGGATTGCTGTGGATGCCAGCGTGCTTGATCGCGAGAAGTCTGCCATGGACATACCATAGAACTCATGCGGGATATCGATCGGGCTAAGTGAAGCAAGTGGAACA